AAAATCATTAGAATCCATTCTAAATAATCCTCTTGGTGAGTTATAAGTGATTGCTTGCCCTGTTCCAACAACTGCTTTTATTGATGGTTCAATCGTTACTGTAACAACTCCAGAACTATTACTGTTAGCATCTGCGGTTACCATATATAATTTACTTGTACCTGCTGTTCCTAGTTGTATATAATCCCCTGTTCTAAATACATTACTTGTACTATTAAGAGAAGTAGCTAAAGCAACAGTAAAATCTCCGACAGCAACGGCTGAATTAAGAGTGATTGTTCCTGTTGCCGCACCTTGAGGAGATGTTGCATCTGGATCACCAATTAGAAAAGTTCCCTTTATTCCGTGCAAACGCATGAAAAAAGATTCCCACTCTCTAGCCTGTTCACGTTTCATGGGCGGTAAAGATAACACGGCTGACCAGAGCGCATAATCATATTCATAGACTTGTTGTGAGCCTGTAAATTGAGATTCACTTATTGCTACACGCCTATTTAACTTCCAAGATGAATCAGTAAATGATGGTGTTGTTGGCATATTTATTGGATATGTTGGTGCTGTCATCTATCCACCAAATGAGGCCGCAAATGACCCACCCCTTTGTCGTGCATTTTGTACTGCACTAACTGTAGAATTTTGTATCATCGGCATCATAGTCAATATCTCTGCTCTCACTGTCTGAGCAACACCTGTTTCTATATTTAGGTTTTGATTCACAACTACAGGCGAACCACCCATCATGCCTCTGGTGGCGTGTGCATTTTTGATCACACCTGCACTATGTGGCACAAATAACTCTGGTCCACGTTCTCCAACTATCGTTGGTGCAGATATTGAACCACCACCTGCCTTGCCCCCTATAGCACCTGCTATGCTACCCATCAATCCATCACCACCTGCGACTGTAAGTGCATTTGTTGGGTTAAATATTCTATTTAACAATGGATTTATGACAGCTAGTTTTACTCCCTCTTGAATTATGGATTTTGTAAAACTCTTAAAGGAAGATTGTAAACTTTCTAAATTTAATTTTCCAGACATAGCCATATCAGCAAGATTGGAACTCAAACTATCTGATAAACCTTCTATTGCACGTTGTTGTGCTTCCATCATAGGAGTTAGAACAGGGTCTAAGGTATTTGCTAATTCAATATTTGCATCTATTTGTTCTTTAATACGATCAGTTTGATTTTTAGTAAGTGGACCAAGTTTTTGTTGAATGTCAAAAAATCTTAACTCTGCCTCTGTTGCCCCATCCACTTCCAATTTCAATCTTTTATTAGCGGAAGTCATATCATCTATGCTATCATTTATTTCTTTTCTTTTTTCTGCTTCTTTTTCAAAATGTTTTAACAAATCCTGTTGTTGCATCTCCCTTAATGTAAGTGTCTGCGTTAATCTTGATTGAGCTATCAATTCTTTCTTGATATTTTCTGCATCTTGCTCATTCACATTAGCTACATCTTGTTTAATTTTAAGAAACCGTAATGTTGATTCGCTTAATGTTCCTCTTGCTTTGACCTGTGCATCCAATAACGCTGTCTCATTTTTTAAATCTTTTAAAAGCTCATCTGCAGGTCTTGTTGGAATATCTTCTGGTCTAGCTGTTGGTCCGACCATGTCAACAGTAGGGAGTCTTGACCTTATACCTATCATTTTTGACATAGACATCATTTTTTGTATCTCAGCGTTTATCCCTTCAAGTCTTTTTTTCTCCTCTTTCAAAGCCCTGAGTCTTTTGTCATCATCATTACTTCTTGTTGTACCTGTTGCTTTTTTATGCCTTGCTAACTCGATTTCTGCCTCTAGAATATCTCTTGTATTTTTTGCAAGTGCCTCAGTGAGAGATAAATCAATTAAACCACTTTCAGCTAAAAATTCTTTGAATGCGACTGTTGCTTCTCTAAAAGCCGAAACAATAGCAGTAGCAGGTGGCAATAATTCTTGTGCTATTTCTGCCCCTAAATTTCCAAGGGCCGCTTGTAATGCCCTTGTTTGATTAGCAAAACTTCCCGCTGTTCTAGCCGCATCACCTTGTGCATCTGTAGTTCCTGCGAGTAACAGGTTTAAACGTGCTTGAACTTTTTCCGCATTGGTAATTTCTTTGGCAGATTTTGTAATACCCATCCGCAACAATTCTTGTTTGATTGTCGCTTCAGTTATTACCACACCAAACCGTCTAACAGTTTCATGATTACCAACTAACGCAGATTGAAATGCCGCCATTGTTTCCGTATCAGAGGCATTATTGAAAGATGCGACATCTGTTGCTAGTTTTGTAAGTTGAACAGAAAGTTGTGCCGCTTCCCCTCTGGCAAAACCCATCGGTACAAATGTATCTTGAATTGATGCCGCCATTCCTTCTAATTCAAAACGTGATCTACCTACTTCTTCACCAAATTCAGCGAGTTGACTTCTTACTTCTCCTGCAAACTGCCCAAAAACCACACTAGACTTTGCTTGCATCTCTTCGATTGATGATCCAAATTTAATTATTGAGAGTGTTGCTTTTCCTGCCGCTAAAACTGTTATTGTGCCTAGAACAGGACCAATAATTTTGCCAAAGCCTGACATTGCCTTTGACATTCTTTGTGCTGATCTAGATGTTGTGGTTTCAAGATTCTTTAATTCACGCCTTACATCTCGCAAGTCTGCTTCAACACGAACTAATAAGGTATCAACTGTTGTTGCCGCCATTTAATCTGGATACCTTTCCATCAAATCCTCAAGTTCACCCTGTGTCATAGGCGGTGGCTTACCCCCTGAGTGAAACTCTGCAAAACCATTTATAGCGGCATAAAATTCTTGAAAACTCATATCCCAAAACACCTTGGGTTGAATCTGCATTTTACCAAAAGCAAGTTCCATCCAATCTTGCCAAGGTAATTCATTTATAACGCTTGAGCCACCTCTTCTTCGTTTCCCTCATCACCACCAGAGCCAAGAACCAATGCTATTATTTCTCCAATGGCTTTCATTCCATCCGCTAAACCTGCCCCCCATAGAGCCTGTCCCACATCTTTTTCATTAACATCATTACCCCCTGCACGGATCACTGGTGTTAAAATATTGGTCATATCAGTTGTCTTAAGAGAACCATTAGATAAACATTGAGCGATCTGTATGACTCCCATATTCAAACCATTTTCAATCCTTTGTACTACATCGAGGGTCACTCTACCTTCAAACGTCTTGTCCCCCAGTTTTATCTTCAGTTCCCCTCGCCTTGGATTTGCCATCATTGACCCCTTTAGTTAAAACAATAATTTCTTCATTGCGATCAGCTACATTCTCAACCGAAATTGCCGTGTGAGTTTTGCCACCACTTTTAAACTTCCCACCTTCATCAATCTCTGATGCAAATGGAAAACACCACATAATGTTACCATTAGATAGCTTTTTTGAGACTACCCAATCCGTATCATCAATTGTGGCTTTTACCTGTTCCCAACTCATCAAATTACACTGTAGCGAAAGTGAGCGCACCAGATGATTCAAATGTGAACGAATAAGTCACTTCACCATTGTATTCACCTGCATACTCTAATGAGGTTAGTTGAAATGCCCCAGTATATGTTCCAAAATCAGGTATCAAAAATTGATAATTTCCCAAGGTTGATGCATCATATTTTGAGCGTAGAGTTGTTTCCGATGCTGAATCTGTAAATACGCCAGACCCAGATACAGTCATGCTTGTGACACCTGCTTGAGCTAATAATGTTCTGGCTCTTGCTGAATCCTTATTCGTTACATCAACCATCTCATCATTGAGTGTCATACTTGTTGAGCGCATACCACCAATCGTTGTGAATGTTTCTGGTGATCCTGCGTTGCCTATTTTCATCAATAGGGCTGAACCTTTTTGTGCCGCCATGTCTAACTCCTTTTAACTATCTGACACTACTGCACGAAATCTCATGATGCCATGCCGTGTTATACCATCACCCTCGACAATAGTTGTATCAAACTCATGCTTGATATTAATGCCAAGCGCACCACTTACGGAAAGAGTAACATCATTCAATGCCGTGTAAACCCTTTGCATAATCTCTTTTATATCACGCCTTCCACGATATTGCGACCAAATATGTATATTTAAAGTATGTTCGTGAATATCTAGTCCTTTTGCAGATATATTTGTAGCAGTATCATCACCTATTGTAATATACGGATAGGCTGTACCTTCTGGTACATCATCAAATACCCCAGTAATGGCGTTTCCTGCCTCGTCAGTGATGTTTGCACTGTTCAAGGCAGTAAATATAGCCTTCTGAAGATTGAAACTGTGTAGCCCCATTATTTAGCCTTTATCATTCTTTTTTCTAATGTGCGTATTTTGCTCTTATTG